GAGCCGTACGCTGGGGGCGAAATCCGCCATTGGCCTTCCGGCTGAAATGTGCCGATGCAGGGCTTCGGCCAGCTCCAGCTGATCAGCGGTCAGAAACCGGAAGTTGCCCTGGCGGATCGGCTTGATACCCAGGAACGACAGGCGCCGGCTCACGGTGTTGGCGGTGACGCCCCACCGGCCCGACAGATCAGTCATTGGAGTGAGATCGTCCGCTCGCGACTTGTCCTGCAGCATGTAATCCTGCGCGTCATGCCAAGCCTCAACCACTGCAGCGATTGCATCCGGCAGTGAGATGTCGTTGAGCTGAATGCAGAACTTGCTCATCCTGCCTGCCTCCGTTGTTGTTTGTGTTGACGTGCTGCATAGACATGCTTCGCCCATGCGGTGGGGTTTTTGTAGCCGCGTTGGTGGCCGAGCGCGATCAGATCCTGGAGGCTCTGCGCATTGCCTTGCTCGCGGCGTCTGGCCACGGTTTGCAGTTCCACCAGCTCGCCATCAACCACCTTCAGCTCACGCGCTTCCTGCGGTGCAAACACATGCCCGCATTCGCGGCAGATCTGTGCAGTGCTCATGGTGGTGCTGAAGCACTTGGGGCATACCTTCACGCTGGGTGCTGCCTCGCGGTCGCGTTTGCGGCGGCCTTCCAGTGACCACTCGTGCACCTCAAGCGGATGGCCAAGCCGGCCGCAGTTGCCGACGTGATCGAGGATCAGCAGATCACGCTTCCCCGGTGCAATGCGCAGCCCGCGGCCGTTGCCCTGGAGCCATGCCGTAAGCGATTGCGTCGGCCGCAGCCAGATCACGCAGTCGATCTCAGGCACATCAACACCAGCAATCCACAGCTGCGCGCAAGCCACTAGATCCAGCCGCCCAGCACGCAGCCCGGCAACCGCTTCGCGGCGTTCGCGGTCTTCGCTGCCGCCATGTACGGCAACTGCGCGATAGCCAGCGCGGCGCCATTGATCAGCTACGGCCTGCGCATGGGCCACGGTGGTGCAGAACGCCACGCCACGCCGGCGGTGGCACAACTTGCGCCAGTGGCTCAGCGCATCACCAACCACTGCCGGTTTGCTCAGCAGTTCACCGGCTTGCCCTTGGTCGTAATCGCCGCCGCGCTTACGTAGTCCGCCGAGATCAATGCCCGGTGGTGCATACACACGCACCGGCGCCAGCAAGCCTTCATCAATCAGCTCCGCCGTGGAGCACGTCGGCACCAGCCGGTCGAATACCTCACCGAGGCCACGGTTATCGAGCCTTTGGGGGCTGCCGGTCAAACCGAGTAGCAGCGGGTTGCCGGTGGCGGTGATCACCCGCTTGTAGCTATCGGCCACGGCTAGGTGACATTCGTCGATGATGATCAGATCCGGCTTCGGTAGTCGCTGCCGTCTGACTGCAGTTGCTACACCAACCACCTGCACCATGGCGCCGTAGTTGGTGTGCCGTCCGGCGCGGATGTGGCCATGCGGTATCCCAGCACTACGCAGCCGCGCGCTGGTGTCATCGAGGATCTCTTTCAAGTGCGCTAGAAACCAGACCTTCTTGCCGCGTGCCACAGTCATTCGCACCACCTCAGCAGCGGTAGCGGTCTTGCCGAAGCCAGTCGGTGCCACCAGGATCGGCGCGCGCGCGCCAGACGCATAGGCCTGGCGCAGATCAGCGAGTGCCTTTTGTTGGCGTGGGCGGAGTTCAATCACACCAACTCTCCCTGCTTGGCAGATTCCACGGCGGCGAGGTTCTTGGCGGCGCAGTTGAAGTAGCTAGGTTTCAGCTCAAAGCCGACGAACTTGCGGCCCATCTGCAAGCTGACATAGCCTTCGCTGCCGATGCCGGCGAATGGGCTCAGCACCACATCGCCGGGATTGCTCCACAGCTGCAAGCCACGGCGGATCACCTCCAGCTGCAGCGGGCAGATGTGGCGCTCATCCTCATTGGCGCGGGCGCTGCGGTATTGCAGCGTGTCTGATGGGTTGATGTCCATCCATACAGGGCTGGCGTAACGCTGCCAAATGTTGATCGAGTCCTTGATTTCATCGCCAGTCTTGGCCGGTGGATTCTCGCCGGCAAATTCCTGGAACGGTCCAGCGCATGGCTCTGGGTTGTCGCCCAGCTTGCGCACGGTCACTAGATAGTCGGGGATGCCTTGGCGGCTCAGCGCGGAATCTTTCCGCACCTGCTTATGCAACAGCCCGATCGCCTTGGTGCGCTGCATCGCGGTGACCGGATCCTTCCAGATGCACACCTCGCTATGAAAGACAAAACCGGCAGCTTGGAAGATGCGCAGCATGTCACCACGAAAGTCCTTCACACCGATGAAGCCATCGCGCTCCTTGCTGCTGGGAAGATTCATGCAGTGAAAGCTGATCAGCCGACCCGGCATCATCACACGATGCAGTTCCTTGGCCAAGAACACAAAATGATCAAAGAACTCTTGATCATCGCGGCTGTTGCCCATGTCGCGGTCGCTGTTTGAGTAGGTGTAAAGCGACGCAAATGGCGGACTGAAGATGCTGTAATGGATGCTATCGCTGTCTAGTTTCTTGATGCTTTCTACGCAATCGCCCATGTAGAGATCCCAGTTATCTCCCGACTTATGCTCAGTGATGTGCGGTGCAACCTGGCGCTGGATCTTTTTGAGGTGTTCCATAGTGGTTTGCTTCATGATGGTGACCATTGATTCGGCCATTGCGATGCTGTCCGCTTCCTTGCGGCGGATGTTATCAATCACGCGACCTTCGGCCACGTCATAGATCACGTAGGCGTTCACCGGATGTTGCTGACCAAATCGCCAGCAACGGCGGATGGCTTGATAAAACGCCTCGTAGCTATGCGAGAGGCCGACAAATGCGACATTATGGCAGCCTTGAAAGTTGAGGCCAAACCCAAAGATGCTCGGCTTGCTAACCAGTACGCGGATCTTGCCATCTTGGAAATCAATCGCAGCTTGGCGTTTATGGTCATCGCTATCGCTGCCGCAGACTTCAACTGCGCCATCAATGGCGGCAGTCAGCGCCTTGGATTCATCGTTGAGATCACACCAGATCAGCCATTGATCAGCGTTGCCGTTGGCCAGTTGCGCTGCAGCATCCACGCGCAACTGGAGCGATGCTTTACGCACTTGCCGTTGATCGCTCAACGTGCGAGCTTCCATCGCAAACAGCGCCATCTGGCCGGCATCATTGGCCACGGCATCATGCGGTGTTTCGACCGTGCAATCCTGGATCTCAAGCGGCGGCAGGATGAAATCGCCATCGTTATATCCAATGTCTGATGGCTTGCGGATGGTCACCGCCCAACTGCAGACCCATTCCCAGAACTTGTCCTTGGCGTGACCTTTCAGCCGCCACTTGCTAGTGTCGCCACCGTCATGCACGAAGAACATCGCCAACATTTCGGTGCGCGTCATCACGCCAACGAACTCAGCGTGATTGCCCAACTCCATGTGGTCATTCGGCGCCGGTGTGGCTGAGCACGCAAGGCGGAATGGCGTCTGCGCAAACGATTCAATGATCTGATTGCGCATCTTGCCGGTGTAGGCCTTGAGGATGCTGCTCTCATCAAGCACTACTCCGCTGAAGCTGCTGGCATCAAAATGCGCCAACTTTTCGTAGTTGGTGATCGTGATGCCGGGCTGCACGTCTGATTGCGTTGCAGCAAAGCGGCATGGGATGCCGAACTTTTGGCCTTCACGGACAGTTTGATGGGCAACCGCAAGTGGAGCTAGCACAATGACATTGCCGCCAGTATGCCGATGCACTTGATGAGCCCATTCAAGCTGGGATATCGTTTTTCCTAAACCACAGTCGGCCCAAACGCAAAACCTGCCAACACGGCAGGCCATCGTCACGATGTCCCGCTGGAACGGAAACAATGGAGCGGTGAAATCAACCGGATCAAACCCAACAGCAGGAGCAGCAGTTGACTTGCGAGCGAGGAACTCCGAATAGCGCTGCATCAAACCTCCGGGCAGCGCTTGCGGGCAGCATCCATCGCGGCGGCGCCATCAATGCGGACGGTTTCACCGTGGCGGGTGACGGTTGCAGTGGGTGATGGTGCCTGCGAATCCCAGGCGTATTCGACGGACAGGCGCACAGCATCACGCAGGCTGGTACCTTGCAGCCGCAGCAGGCAGAACCGTGCGGCATACAGCTCAGGGTCAACAGCACCGGCATGAGCGCAGGCCGGTAGCAGCAGTGCCGCAGCAGCAGCAGCGAGGGTAAGTCTTCTCATTGGTTGAGCAGTTGGGGTATACCGGGATTGGGCGCGGCTCCCGGTTGGCCGCGTGGGGTCAAGCGACCCGGCGTGCTTTAGGGCGTTTGCCCTTGCGGTGATCCACACGGCCGTAGCCGATGTCAGTGCGCTGCTCCCACGGTTCGCCGTTGAGCAGCTCATCCCAGCGTTGGCGCTGCAGTTCAGCGCTAGCGACGCGGATGAACAGATCCTCCCATCCATTCATGGGGTGGTACATCACTTCGGCAACGCGGCCATCGGGCATCACGTAAAACGCCATGCGCTCGGGCTCGCGGCAGCCGCAGTAGCGGGCCAAGACGCCTTTCAGCTTCCAGTCGGCCGGGATGTCAGCGCGGCCGCAGTAGTTGCGGGACACTTCCCACTCGGCGTTAGGGCACGGCTTGAGTTGAATCATTGCTCTCGGTTCGGGGTGTGCTCGCAAATCATACCACCGTGGGCAGCTGTCGGCAACCTGACTCGGCGGATGCTGTGCGTAGCCAGCTCACGTTGATCGCGGCGGTTGAGCACAGAGCGGTCGGTTATGTGGCCGATAATTCTGGGGTGGGTCATTGCAGCTCGTCCCGCTTGCCAGCATTGCACTCACGGCACAGCACCTGCAGATTGTTTGGATCATTGCTGCCGCCCTTGCTGACCGGGTGGATGTGGTCAATTTCAAGCTTCGCGCCGTCCTGTGCTGTAACACCACACATTTGGCAGCGGTAGCCGTCGCGTTTCAAGATCTGGAAGCGGACGCTGGGTTTGATGGGTTGGCGTTTGGGGTTTTCTTCTTTGGGAATGGTTATATCAGTCCATTCAACATAGGTTTGACCTTTATGCTGATAGATAGACAGAGAAGAAATTGCCGGGCAAGCTTCACAGCTAAATCCAATTACCATGCCACCCCTGCGAGGGCTAGGGCAGCCATCCATCAAAGAATTGTTTTCTTGAACAACTCTTAAAGATTCTTCTTCTTCTAAGGAATGTTTTCCAATTACGACAAGACTACCTGTTTTTGAGTCTTCCTGCCTGTCAAAATAGGCAATTCCATCATGATGCAAATAGTCGGAGCCACAAGAAGGGCAAATTAGCGGATCGTCGTCTCCAAAGGGATCTCGAATTGGTAGCTCCATTGTTTTGGTGCGTGTGGCCTTGACACGGTATCGCAACCGTATACGCTTGTCAAGCCACCACCATGACCCATGCCACTGGCAAGACCCATCCCGCTACGGCTGACACCAGAGCAGCTGCGCTGGCTTGATGCCTGGCGCGGTGCCACGCTTTCCCGCAATGCCGCTATCCGCTTGCTGCTAGAGCAGGCGATCCGTCAGCAGCGCGAGCAGGCATGAAAGAAATTGACTTTGACGAAGCCCGGCGGTTTATCAACTTGCTTGGTAAGCCAGCTGGCACCATCCGCCTGCGTGCTTTTCTCCACAAGGAGCATCCCGACAAGGCAACCGACAAAGGCCGCAAAGGTGCTGCATCCAAACGCCTGATCCGCGAATGGCAAGCTGAAGGTCGTGGTGTCTACGTCGTTGTCAACGATGGCGGTGACACCAACGACTCCATCACCGCTTGCCGTGCGTTTTTTGCTGAATGGGATGATCGCCCGCGCGAGTGGCAGCTCACCGCATGGCAGGAGCTTGGACTGCCTGAGCCGACCTTTCAGATCGACACCGGCGGAAAATCCATCCACAGCTACTGGGTGCTCCAAGATCCGATCACACCAGCGCATTGGTTGTTGGTGCAGACGCGGCTGCTGGACTACTGCGACGCAGACCGCAGCATCAAAAACGTCTCCCGCGTCATGCGGCTGCCGGGCAGTTACTACGCCCTGGCTGACGGCAGCCTCGGTGATATGTGCGTCATGGTCGCCAGCGGCGGCACTCGTTACACCGTTGATCAGATCGAATCCTGCCTGCCGGAGGAGGAGTTCTACCTCCACCAGCGCAAGGCGGATTCATTTCAGGACTACGACGCACGCAGCATGGCTGAAGTGCGCGAAGCATTGGCCTACATCCCGCAGCGCCGCGCAGGGGACAACACCTATGAGAAATATCGCAACATCCTATGGGCGCTGAAAAAAGCCTGCGTCGAGGCCGGCGGCACTGAAGATGACGCCATCGCCTTGATGGAAGATCACAGCCCAACCCGCGTCAGCGGCTGGGGTGTTCGCCAGGTGGCCACATCCGGCGGTGAGCACATTAATCCCAGAACCTTTTGGTACTGGGCGCGGCATCACGGCTGGCGGCCGCCGTTGCCAGTCCGTGTATTGCCGCCGCGTGCCGCTGTCGCTGATGCCGGTGCCGCTGTGGATCCCGGCGAAGTGGTCAGCCTCCAGTTGTACGACAAGACCGGCACCGACTGGCTGGACTTAACCGTGCAGCATGTCTTCCGCCATCCGCAGCAGCATTGGCTATGCAGTGACGGCATCCTCCACCTGTGGAATGGCACGCACTATGAACCTAGGCCGGACGATGAGTTAGCGCCTGAAATCGCTGCTTTCCTCTCGCTGCTGCATGTCATCCCCGAACGCAGCGGTGAACCGACCTACCCATGGCGCCGACCGCGTTATGTGGACGAGGCACTCCAATGGATGCGGCGGCTGCTGTCGCCGGTTGCTGTCAACCCATCCAATGCGATCAACTGCCGCAATGGTGTCGTCAGTTGGTCATGGTCCGGCCGGAAGCTTGAAGTGCAGCATGAAGCGCATCACCCAGGCCAGCACTTCACTTACGTCACCGGCTACGACTACGACCCTGACGCCGACGGGCAGCACCTGTTCCGGTTGCTTGATGCCGTCGAGCAAACCGACAAGGACACCATGCAGCGCATCCTTGGCAGTGGGTTGGACCTCGTGAAATACCGCGCCACACGTGGCCGGCCGCGTGCTGTGCTCATGATCGGCGAAGGCTCCAATGGCAAGGACACCATCCGCACCGCACTGCGCGATACGCTCGGCAGTCGTAATTTCACCTCCTGCACACTGGCTGATTTCCGCCAGTACGACCAAGGCCGTAAGTTTCCGATCGCACCGCTGCGTGATGCTTCGGTGAACTGGAGCAGCGAAAACTCGCAGTTTGTCAGTATCGACAACCTGCAGTCATTGAAGGCTGCCATCTCTGGTGAGGAGCTGTCATATGAACTCAAAGGAGTGCAAGAGTCTCAGTTCATACCATCGGCGTTGTTTGTATTCAACCTCAACAAAGATCCATCCATGACTGGTGAACAGGCGGCTATTGAGACGCGATTTCATGTATTCCGCTTCCGTAAGGTATTCATGGCCAATCCAACTGAACCGAATCACCTCCAAGCTGACCCGCGCCTAAAAGATGATCCGCAGTTCATCCAGCAGTACATCTGCCCTGCGTTCCTCAACTGGTTGTTGGAAGGGCTGTCGCTTTCGGTTGAGTGGGGTATTGATTACTCATCAGGAAAACAAGCGATGGAAGAAGTGCGTCGCGCCAGTTGTCACCTGTGGGAGTTTTGCGATTCGGTTGGATTGGCCTATGAAGCTGATAGTAAAGTGTCGGTTAAACGTGTCTGGGATAAGTTACAAGAGTGGTACAAAGAAGAAGGGTATTTGGATGACAAAGGCCGCTGGATCATGGATCCACCGAACGATCGCACGGTCAAGGCACCACGGTTGCTGGTGGATGCGCTGCGGCAGATTTTCCCAAAACTTGCGTCCGCCAGGACCGGCAAGAGCAGGGATCGCGTTATCACCAATCTCAGGATGGACGCATGGTGAGACGGTTGGCGGACGCAAGTTGCGTCCGCGCGGACGCAAGGCGGACGCAAATGGCGGACGCAAAAACCCAGTCCCTATCTTGTTTTTTGCCTTGGCGGACGCAAAAGGGGGTTATATATCGGTCCTTAGGAGACTGTGTAACGGCGTGAACATATTGCATATAGGGGGGAATAAGGGAAACCCCCGATTTTGCGTCCTTCCTTGCTACGACTGGGTTTTTAGCGTCCGCCTTAGGGTCATTTGCGTCCGCCATCGCTGAGATCCCGCTTCACCACTGCGTTCTTTGCGTCCGCCCCATAAACTGCGTCCTCACCACCACCAGAAATGCACGAAATCAAACTCCGCCTCGCCAGCGCTGACCTGGAACGCCTCAACGCTGAAGCAGCAGCACTCGGTATCCCACGGGCGCATCTGATCCGCGAACGCGCACTGGCGCTGCCGACCGTTGCAGGGTTGAGCACGATGGCGTATTATCAGCTGGTTGCCGATGCCGCTGCCTTCATGCGCGGCGACCTCAGCCGGCATCACGTTGAATCCCTCGTTGCTTTTGTTATCGCTCGCCTTCATGAAACTGCTCGCAACTCAAGCTGATCTCAACGCTGCACTGCGCACCGTGGCGCGTGCTGTCAGCTCCGGCAAGACGCATCCGATCCTTGCGGGTGTATTGCTCACTGCCACCGACGACGGCAAGCTCGCGCTCACCGCTTACGACCTAGACCTCGGTATCAGCACCACCATCACCGCCGCAGTGGAAACACCCGGCTCCGTGGTGGTGCCGCATCGCCTGCTGTCAGAGATCGCCGGCCGCCTCAGTGATGCCGTATCGCTGGCACTCGATGACGACCGCTTGCAGCTCACTGCCGCTGGTGGCTCCTACAGCCTCTCCGTGGCCGCTGCAGAGGACTTTCCAGACCTTCCGGCTGTGGATGCCGCTGCAGGCGCTCCTGTGGCCCTACAGGACGCTCTGAGCGCTGTGTTGCCTGCTGTGAGCCATGACGCAGCCAAGCAGCTGCTCACGGGCGTTCACGTGGTCGCTGCGGGCGGCTCCATGGCGTTGCAGGCCACAGATGGCCATCGCCTTGCCGTGCGCAGCGTGCCGGCCGAGCTGGAGCTGGATGTGGTCGTACCCGGCCGCACGATGGCGCTGCTGCGGGAACCGTGCACCATCACCACCGACGGCCATCACGTCAGCTTCAGCGCCGGCACCACCACCATCACCAGCCGCGTACTGGATGGCCGCTACCCGGACGTGCAAAAGCTGGTGCCAGCCACCAGCAGCCATGAGGCAACCTGTAGCCGCGTGGCACTGCTCCGCGCATTGGAGCGGATCGCCGTGATCGCCGACAGCCACAACTCCGTGGTCAAGCTCAGCGGCGGCAAACTCACCGCCGAAGCTGAAGCCAACAGCGGCGCTGAAACCATCGCCCTGGACGGCAAGCTGCCTGATCTGGCCTGCAATGTGCACTACCTGATCGACGGCGTGAAGGGCTTCAACGGTGACACCATCATCATCCGCGCCAACAGCTCAACCACCCCGGTCGTGCTATCCGATGACGATTCCGCTAACATCTACCTTGTAATGCCTGTGCAGATAAGGGGTTGAAGCCACAGCGAGGCCATCGAAAGCTCAACAAAAATGTGATTGAAAAGGTGCGCTTTCTCGCTGAGTTTGGCGCACCACTCGAACACATTGCGCCCGCTGCTGGCATCAGCTATGGCCTTTTGTGGCAGTCATTGAAGAACGCAAAGACGGAAGATGCTACACCTCAAGAGCTAGAGCTTCTTGAGGCTATTGAACAAGGTCGCGCAAAAGGTGGTATGCGGCTGATAGGCAAGGTCGCAGAATCTGCCGACAACGGCGACTTAAAGGCCGCGACATGGATGCTCACGCATTCACCTGCCTTCCGTGACCACTACAGCGATTCCGCTGCAATGAACCGCGCCAGACAGGAGGGCGTTGAGATGGTGGTGAAGGCCATCGCTGAAGCCGGCCTGCCATCAGACACTGAGCGCGATCTACTGCTGCGCATCAACGCACAAACTGGCTACCGCGCTGATGCCACGGCCGATTGATCCGATCGCCGCGAGGTTGGCGCAGCTGGAGTTGGCAAGGATGGGCGAGGCGGATCTGCTGGACGTGGGCGCCCTGCTCGATCGCATCCACGGCGACCTGCATCCGGGGCAGCTGGCGTTTGTTGCTGACCATGAGACGCAGATCATCGGCGTGAGTGCTGGCTATGGCGCCGGCAAGACGCGAGCGCTGTGCGCCAAGGCGGTGACGCTGGCTGCCGCCAATCAAGGTTTCATCGGTTGCGTGATGGAACCAACCGGCCCGCTGATCCGCGACATCTGGCAGAACGACTTTGAGCAGTTCCTGGAGTTGTACGACGTGCCGTACACCTTCCGCGCATCACCACTGCCGGAGTACATGCTGCATCTGCCCGGCGGTGATACCAAAATCCTGTGCCGCAGCTTTGAGAACTGGTCGCGGATCATCGGCTTGAACCTTGCGTGGGTGCTGGCAGATGAGATCGACACGGTGGCACCGAGCATTGCAGACAAGGCATTCCCCAAGATCCTTGGCCGCTTGCGGTCTGGCAATGTGCGGCAGTTCGGAGCTGCATCGACGCCTGAGGGGTTCCGGTGGTTATGGAACACCTTTGCGAGTGATGATGCCAAGGCGCGCACCGATCGCAAGCTGATCAAAATGCGCACGGCGGATAACCCACATCTGCCGCCGGATTTCATCGAGCGACTGGAGGCGAACTACGATCCAAAGCTGCTCAAGAGCTACCTGCTGGGTGAGTTCATCAATCTCACCACCGGCTGCGTGTATGACCGCTTCGACCGGAGCAAGCACATCTACAGCAAGCGGCTGGACATCAGCGGTGAAGCGCTGCGCGTGGGCATTGACTTCAACATCGGCAACACCAACGCAGTGATCGGCGTGCGCATTGGTGATCGCGCTGTCGTGGTGGATGAAATCACCGGTATGCACGACACCGACGCGCTGGCGCAAGAGTTGCGGCGGCGCTATCCGCAGCACAAGATCTACGGCTACCCAGACGCCAGCGGCGGCAATCGCAGCACCAATGCCACGCGGACCGACATTCAGATCCTTGAGTCCTATGGCATCAGTAACCAATCGCCGCAATCCAATCCGCCGATCCGTGATCGCGTCAACAACGTGCAGGCGATGCTGGAGAACGGCAAAGGCCAGAACCGCCTGCAGATCTGGCAAGGCTGCACCAAGCTGATCGAATGCCTGGAGCTGCAATGCTGGGATGAGAAGACGCAGCTGCCCGACAAGGCCAGCGGGTTTGATCATGTCGTTGACTGCCTAGGCTACTGGCTACATCGCGACTTCTCCATGCTGCACAAGCAAGCAGGACGCGGTACTGGAGTACGCCTGTATTGACCATGCAAACCAGCGACACCCTAGGACCGCAGATCGCCGCAGCACTCGGCCTTCCGACCACCAACCTGGTGAGCTTCACGCTGCGGTTCAAGCCACAGGAGCCGGTGCGATGCGATGCGGAGTATCTGGTGGAAGGCGTAGCCGGCGCGGCAATCACGCAGCTGATCGGCAAGAGCTATAAACTCCACCAGTCAACTACAACTGAACAATGCTGAAAGGCGCTGAACTGCTGGCGAAGGTGAAGGAACTGGAAGGCAGCAACAAATCACAGATGGCACGCGGCTGCGGGTATGTCACCGCCAAGGCGGATGGCTCTGAGCAGGTGAACTTCACTGCGTTCTATGAGGCGTTGCTTGACGCCAAGGGTCTGACCATCAGCGGCGGCAGCACCGCCAAGCGCGGCCGTGGGCTGCCGTACAAGGCGAAGGTGCAGTTCAATGGCAAGCTGCAGATCGGTGAGGCGTACATGCAGCAGATGGGCGCTGAACCCGGCGATGAGTTCGAGATCAAGGTCGGCCGCAAGCAGATCGTGCTCACCTACGCCGGCGAGTAAGCTGCACGCGGAGCTTGAGCAACTCCGCGAGGGATACCTGGCCCTGCTGGCATCGCCGGCGGGGTTTTTTTGTGGCTACGTAGACTGCATCCATCGAGGTGCAGCAGATGTATTCAGGCTTTCGCGCATACGACCGGCCGACAGCTACACGTAAGGTTGCTGGCGTCTCGGATCCGATCACCGCATGGTATGCGCAAGAGCCGCATTGGATCCTGATCGAGGATCTACTCGGCGGCACCACCGCAATCCGGAAGAAACACAGGCGCTATCTGCCGCAAGAGCCGAGAGAGATTGATGAGAGCTACGACGCCCGGCTTGCTCGCAGCGTTTGCCCGCCGTATTACATCCGCCTAGAGCGAATGCTGGCCGGCATGTTGACGCGCAAACCGGTGAGGCTCAACGACACCGGCGACACCATCCGCGAGCAGCTGTTTGATGTCAACCTGCTTGGCGATGACCTCAATACCTGGACCTACGAAACCGCTCGCAAGATGATCCGCTACGGGCATGTCGGCGTGCTGGTAGATGCACCGGCTGATGGCAATGGCCGGCCGTATTGGGTGTGCTACACGCCGCGTGACATCCTCGGATGGCGGACTGAGATGATCAACGGCGCACAGCAGATCACGCAGCTTCGGTTGAAGGAAACACTCACCGAGCCGGATGGCGACTACGGCGAGAAGCAAGTGGAGCAGGTGCGCGTGCTGACGCCCGGTGCATACCAATTGCATCGGCGTGATGAAAGCACCGGCGACTTCAAGATCTACGACGAGGGCACTACAACGCTCGACCGGATCCCGTTCAGCGTGGCCTACAGCAACCGCGTGGCACTGCTGGAATCACGCCCGCCACTGCAGGACATCGCTGAGCTGAACCTGAAGACCTATCAGATCCAGTCGGACCTTGACAACCAGCTGCATATTTCGGCGGTGCCGATGCTGGCCTTCTATGGTTTCCCCAGCAGCGCTGAAGAGGTGAGCGCCGGCCCAGGCGAGGCCATTGCCTTCCCGGCTGAAGGCCGGGCTGAGTACATCGAACCCGCCGGCCGCAGCTTTGACTATCAGTTCAAGCGGCTGGAGCAGCTGGAGAAGCAGATCAATGACCTGGGACTTGCGGCAGTGCTTGGCCAGAAGTTGAGCGCTGAAACGTCCGAAGCGAAGCGTATCGACCGCAGCCAGGGCGACAGCACCATGATGGTGATCGCGCAGAACATGCAGGACATGATTGACAACTGCCTGCAGTTTCATGCGCAGTTCCTCGGCACACCAGAGGCGGCCGGCAGCAGCTACGTGAACCGTGACTTCATCGGCGGGATGTTGGAAGCGCAGCAGATCCAATCACTGCTGCAGCTTTACACCGCTGGCACTATCACGCAGGAGACACTGCTGCAGCGCTTGGCTGATGGTGAAGTGCTCGGCGATGACTTCAACGTGGAGGATGAGCTGGATGCAACAGCTGCTCTATCGCCTGCTTGATTGGCTCACCGATCGGCTCGTTGACGTGATGATCATGATTGAACCACGGCCACCACGGCGGCAGGAGCTGGACTACCACGTCAGCAAGCTGCCGATGGAGATTCTCGCGATCGTACGCATCAGCTGGTACAAGCAAGGCAAGCCGGATGAAGTGGATGAGGTAGTGCTGATGGAAGATGGCGAGCAAGGGTATGAAGCATTCGCGGCGCTGATCCAGTCTGCGCTGAACCGTGGCGCCAATATCAGCATCCGATCTGGGTATCAGCCGGAGGACTTGGGGATCTTTATTGCCGGCTAAGCTATCCGGGCATTACATCCCTCAAGTGACCGAATTTCTCGAAGCATTGAATCAGCTGATCATCGACTCGGAGCTGTCAGCCATTGAGCTGATTGGTGCGCTGGAGATCGTGAAGGCTGAAGTATTGGCGGACGTACTGAGTGAAACCGTAGACTGAATTTATGTAGACCACGCCGCCGTCATGGCACGCCGCTATAACCGAGATTCACGCGGACGCTTCGCCAGTGGTGGCGGTGGAGGTGGCAGCAGGCGGCCAGCACCACGTGGCATCAGTCGCGGCACCAACCGCCTGACACGCGACAACAGCGGCCGGATCACCAGCGTCGGCGGTGATGGCGCCACTGCACGCGGCGGCCGGCTGCGCACCGCAAGCGGTAAGCAACGCGGCCGCGTGACGGCTAACGTCGGCGCCGCAGATCGCATGTCCAGCACGCCGAAGGGCACTATCGGCAAGACGCGAAAGCAGCGCGAGATCACGATGATCGACAGGCCGCAGGCCAAGCGTGCTGCATACAACGCAGGCCGCGCGCAGCAACAGGCCGCGATTGCATCGCGTAAGGCGAAGCCGGCAAAACGGCGCATCAAAGCGGAAGCGCCCAGTAATACCATCGCCAACAAAACCGGACAGTCAAAAACACTAAACAAGTTCAACAGCCGCCCAGTTGGAACGATGGTCGCCGGACGCGGTATAAATCTAGTGCCGAGCACGACTCGGGTTCCGCTTCAGATTCAATCCAAGGAATCTGACGTTGCGTTTGCCAGGATGGCAACAAAGGCCGCAAGAACGAGAGCCACGATTCCAGCAAAGGCACAGCAAAAGCAAACAACTGCGCAGCGTTCTGCACGTGCTGCTGCAAATCAAAAACAAGTTGTATCAGCTATCCAATCAAAAGGAGGCAAGCGTCCTACTCCAAGCCGCAAACAACGGCGCAGCATCATGGCGGCGGAATCCGCCAAGAGGTTCTATTCAACTAATGCTGTTGATACGCAGAGAGTAAATACGAAGAAACCCGGCTTCCGGCTCCCCCGTAACCAACGC